GATCGCGCGTCAGGCGCGTCAGCTTGATGTCGATCATGCAGAGCACGACCTCAGCCGGTGTGACCGGGTGGCCCAGCGTCAGCGACCAGCGTGCTGCGATGGCCGCTATCGCCTTGTCCGGCGCGCCGTAGGTCTTGGTGCGCTCCGCCAGGACATCGGCGGCGTGCTTCAGGATGCTGTCGGTGCTCATGGCCGCACCTTCGTCGCCAGGGCGGTTTTTAGCTGGGCCACGGCGACATCGTGCCCGGCAGGTAGGGTGGTAGCGGCCACCCCCTCCGTCGCGCTTTTCTCCTTTCGGCGAAAGGGCGTTTTGACCGTAGCGGCGGTTCTGGCGCCGAGCCTCCGCCCCTGCTCCCGTTGCGCCTTGCTGGCCGGGGGCCGCCACGGGCTGCTGCCCATCCGGAACGGCCATGCCGGGCACCGCACGAGCGCGCACAGCCGCACAGCCGCGGCCGACGCGCCGGAGCAGTCGATGCATCGCAGCCGGAGGGCCTTCTGCGCGTTCATGCGCAAATGGCCCGCAGCGGCGAGTTCGTCCGCCGTCATGCCGCGGGGATCGCGGCCAACGTCGTGGCCGTCGCGCCGTTCGAGGCCGATCGCGCGATCGCCGTTCATCGCACGCCTCCCTGCGTCTCTGTGGCCCACAGCAGGATGGCCAGCGCGTCGGCCTCGTTGTCGTCGACCGGCTTGAAGCCGCGGGCCCGAACCGCGGCGATGACGGCGGCCTTGTCGGCGTTGCCCTTGCCGGTGATGTGCCGCTTGATCGTGCCGACGGGCACGCCCTGGTAGGCGATGCCGTGGTGATCGCACCACGCCGTCAGGATCGCGAGCCAGCCGCCAAAAGCGTGTGCCGCGTCGACCCCGGCATGCCGGCGGACCTGCTCGTAGACCACAAGGTCAACGCCGCCGGCCTGGTGCTTGATCTCGGTCAGCCAGTACTTGAAGCGCAGGAACCGCATGCCACCGCTCTGCCAGCGGTCGAGCCGGAACTCCGCCGTGCCGCTGGTGATGGCGCCGTCGGCGTCGCGGAGCGCGAAGCCGGTCTTGGTGCCGAGGTCCAGCGCCAGGAGGGCGCCACCGGGGCGTATTGCGGCCGACAGCGGCCTTGCGCCGCCGGCATGAGGGGTCACAGTCGTCTCAGCCATGATGATCTCCGTCGAGGGGGTGGTCGTGGTCAGGGCGGCGGCGGAGCGGTTCTTGGCGGAGCTCTCCGTCGTCGTCCGGCTCATCCAGTCGAACTTCGAGTTCTGTTGGCGGCGCGATAAAGTCGTCTGCGGATTCTCCCGCTCTCGGTCACCGCCATCCCGGGGCGGTGGTGTTTCTCACAACGGCGGTTTGGGTATTTCGCCTTGAGCGATGTCGCGCACTCGAAGACCTCGCCGCAGGTCGGGCAATGGCTGCGCCAGCGGATGAGCGGAACGAGTTCCCCGTCCTCGCGTCGATGCAGCATGCTGCCGACGACGACGAAGCGCTGCCCTTCCAGCATCAGCACCGTGTCCACCCAGGGGATGATGCCGAAGTTGATCGAATGGACGACCCTCCGGTGCCGGGTCATGGCTGCCCGCCCCGCCGCCGGCCGATGTCATTGGAGACTGGGCGCGGCGAAAAACCCGGCGGCAACGTATGGGGAGAGTGGCCAAACCTGTCGGTTGGCCTCCCCATACGTAGTATGGGCCATAAAGCACCTAACTCCTCTTCTTCAACTAACTCATTGATCCAACTGAATAAAAGAGGAGTTCGGAGGAGTTCGGGAGGAGTTGGGCACCTAACTCCTCCGATCGCATAACCCATTGATTTCATTACATTCACCTTCATGGAGGAGTGAGGAGTTAGGCCTCACTCCTAGGAGTGAGGTCGTCCAAAACCCCTTCCGGGTAGACCCAGACCTCGGGGTTCTCGACCTCGAGACAGAGCCCCGACTGGGCACATTTGAAGTGACTGGGGAGGACCCGCCGGGTGGTCGTGGTGACCTCTCCGGTCGCGGCATCGACGCTCTCGGCGGCCGGCCCGAACGTCATGCCCTCGACGCAGAGATAGCCAAACCGGGAGCGGACGACCTGGTGACCAAACTCCACCCCGTTCCGCAGGAACTTCACGAAACCTTTCGTGGCGAGAACGCTGAGGCGCTCGCGGATCGTGTGCTTGCTGCCGAGCCCACCCTTGTTCTCGAACTTCTCGGCGAACTGCATCGTTGAGTAGATGCGCTCCTCTGCTGCCTCATCGAGCAGGATGCCGAGGATCAGGTCGTGCTTGCGCAGCCGTTCGGCGTCGAGCTTCGCGCCGACCTCCTTGCGCACCAGGCGCTCGCCACGCCGGTCGAGTTCGATCCATCGGCCGCCAACCTTGTCGATCAGCATCGGCTCGATACCGCGGCCGTTGCGCAGCTCGACATGCAGGAGCCGCTCGGACTTCTCCTCGTCCGGCCGGAACATGACGAGGCCCGAGGTATAGAAGCCGCGCAGCGAGCTGGCGCCAGAGAGGGCCTGGAAGGGATCCTCGGCCACCTGCTTCTTGGCCAGCTTCTTGGTGTGGTGGCAGAGGATCACCCCTGCCTCTGGCGCCGCCATGTCGCGCAAGACTTCGACGCGGTCCTGCAGGAAGAACAGCATCGCCGTGTTGTCGTTCTCGCCCTCGCCGCCGGGGCCGCCGTCAAATAGGTTACGCAGCGGGTCGATGCAGATGATGTCGGGCGGCGTCTCGGGGAAGGCGCACCGGATGGCTGCAGCGACCAGCGACACGCCCTGCTCGTCGAGCAGCAACCGAAGCTTGGGCGTGGCGACCAGCGTGTCGCGGGCGCGGACGAGGACTTCCGGGTCCATGCGGAGATTGCGCAGGCGCTCGCGAAGATAGTGGTACTGGATCTCGGCTTGCAGGTAGAACACGCGCAGTGGCCGCAGCGGCGCGAACTGCAGGAACGGAATGCCTGCGGCGGCATGAGCCAGCAGGTTGATCAGGAAGTCGCTCTTGCCGACCTTCGGCGCGCCTCCCAGCACGAGCATGCCGCCGGGGGTCAGCAGCCGTGGCGCGATGAGATCGTCCGGCATGGGGCTCGGGTCATCGAGCAGCGCGCCCAGCGAGTACGTCGGCAGGGTCGTCGGAACCGGCCGTTCGAGGCGCTCCAGGGCGGGCCCGTGGCGGTCCTCGTGGAGGCGCCATAGGCGGTCGGCTTCGGCCTTCAGGCGCTCCAGCGGCCACGCTGGCCGCAGCATCGCGGCGTTGTACTGGCAGATGGCTTCCCAGCCTTCATCGCCGGTCATGCGACCGTCGTGGACCAAGCGGATGAAGTGGCCGATCGCGGCACTGGCGCCTTGGAACCTGGTCCACGCATCCTCGCCACCCTCATGGGCCGGCGTGGTGAGCACCGCCTCGATCGACGGCTTGCTCGTCGCCGGGCTGGGTTGCGATCCGACGCCGGCGAGCGGCGGCATGGCGTCGACCCGGTCGGCGAAGTCCCGCAGATGCACTTCTAGGCCGGGAGCATGGCGGCGGATGGTGACCAACCGACGGAGCCCGTTCTTGTGGTAGATGGAGCCCGCCATCCGGATCGGCTGGTGTGCCGAGCGGAAGTGGGTATCGCCGCCGGCCTTGACCGCGATGTCGCCGCGCAGGCGGCACAGCAGTGCGAGGTCCTCGCCCTCCGCCGGCTCGCTCAGCCGCCACCAGACATGGAGCTTGTCGAGCCCGTCCGGGGTGCGCCCCCCGCTCTCGACGATCAGCGTCGGCTCGCCCAGGTGCTGGATCAGGTGGTCGAGCTTGGCCGCGATGTCGCCAGCGTCGAGATCGACCAGCACGGTCTGCATCTGCCGCACGTCCGCCGATCGGGCCTTGCCGCTCTCCGCGACGGTGCCGGGCACCACGTAGACGGCGGCGCCCTCCCGGGCCGCCCAGCCCGCGAAGGCGATGGCCTTCTCCAGCATCGCACCGTCGGCCTCGACCCAGACATTGTGCGGGCGCCCGTCGAGGCCCTGCCCCTTGTCGACGAACCCGCGCAGCGGCACCCAGCCGTCGCAGTAGCCGAATACCAGATCGAGAAAGATCGCGATCTGCTCGGAGT